ACCGAGACGAAGGTCGAGGCACCGAAGGACGAGGAACTGAAGAAGACTGAGGATGCCGCGCTCAACTGGGCGGGGCAGGCCCCGGCTGCACAAGAGGCTGCACAGGAAGCAGTGGCGGCTCTCGAAGGTGAAGACTTCGGAGCAGTGGAGGGTGCCGATGTTGACTGATGATCTGAAGAACCGATTCACCTATCATGCTCCGAAGGGTGATCAACAGGAGCGGTATGTGGCGCTCCGGAATGCTGGTCTGGCCCTCGCAGCCCTGATCGTGACCAGCACCCCCGCATCCCGTGAGCAATCGCTTGCGCTGACCAAGGTGGAGGAGGCCCTCTTCTGGGCCAACGCTGGGATTGCGAGGAACGAGTGAAGAAGACTCCTGAAGAGATCGCGGCCCGCAAGGCCCAGCGTGACGCGGAGATCGCGGCAGAGGCTGCGTACCTCGCGGCGGCCCCGGAGTTCACCCCGTGGCCCAAGATCAAGAGACTCAACCGTGACATCGTGATCACTGAGAAGATCGATGGCACCAATGCTGCGGTCGTGATCACCGAGACGGGTATCTTCGCGCAATCCCGGACACGGATGCTTTCTCCGCACAATGACAACGCCGGGTTCTTCGGCTGGGTCATGGAGAACAAGGACATCCTCACCAGCCTCCTCGGTCCCGGCACGCACTTCGGTGAGTGGTGGGGCAAGGGAATCCAGCGCAGCTATGGGCTTGATCACAAGCGGTTCTCGCTCTTCAACACGCTTCGCTGGAACACACCCGAGGGCTCCTTCGCCCTCGCCGCTGCGCGGGCACAGGGCTGTGAGGTCTACTGCGTCCCTGTCCTATGGGAAGGTCCATGGATGGTTGCCCCGGGCCGGGTCGTCGGGTACGTCGAGAACGCTGAGTCGGTCAACGATGATGGCTCTCCGAAGTTCCTCGACAAGCCTGCTCCCCCTGCTCGCCGGTTCATGCCGGAGTTCGAGTTGGAGTTCCTGCGGACTGAGGGCTCTGTCGCTGTCCCGGGTCAGGCCGCCGAGGGCATCGTAGTCTTCCATCGTGAGAGCGGTTCGCTCTTCAAGGCAACCGTCGAGAACGATGAGAAGCACAAGGGTGAGGTCTGATGTTCCCTCCTCCGGGTACCGCCAGTGCATGTCATAATGAACTGACGGACTTCCTACACATCCCTCCACACCTGATGCACCTGATCACTCGACCGCTCACTCACTACCCAGTGGGGCTCTCCATGAGTAACAGGTTGGGGATTGGGGGATTCGTCATGTTCGAGTTCGCTGGAGTATTATATCGGCAGGACTTCTACGTCCCGATCAATCTCTCGGGGCTGGACTTGACGAGTGCATACAGTGATGAGTTGATGAAGGCGGTCAGGGTGATCTGGCATCGGGTACAACGGGTTATCGAGTCCCTTACCATGACGAGGTTCGATCATGATCTCTGAGTTCACGTTCAACGTCAGTGCCATGAAGGACTACATCCGCTGTCCCTTCAGGTACTGGGCGAAGTGGATCATGAATCAGGTTCCGAAGAACGAGGCCCAGCCGCTGGCGTTCGGCAAGCTGATCCACCGTATCTTCGAGCAGTACCATCGGATGAAGACGCCATCGATGCTGGTGGCGATCCACGATGCCCGGTTGGACTGGGTCAACTACATGACGAACGCTGGCGCCCTCGGGATGTCAGTGAACGACATCGGCGTCGGCACGAAGGTGCTCAAGCAACTGGACGATATGAGCGAAGCCCTCGTCCAGTGGCACGACATCTACACGTTCGACAACGTCTGTCTCGAAGTGGAGGAACCGTTTGAACTCGACCTTGGCAACGGCATTCGCGGCAAGGGCCGTCCTGATCGCGTGGCTGTTCGGGATGGGCTCCTCTGGCACGTCCAGCACAAGGCGCTCGCGGCGGGCATGCACTTCGCGGTCTTCACAGACCTCCAGAAGCGCAGCTACCATGAGCACCTCTACGCCGAAGGTCTCTGGGCCAAGTACTGCGGGGAGTTCCGAGGCATCGGAGGGACCCAGTTCGATTTGATCCGGAAGCTGAAGTACCGGACCAAGATGACCAAGGCCAACCCGCTGGGTGAGACCAAGAGCTACGAGGAGATGTTCCAGCAGATTCCCGTAGCCATCGATCTGGAAGGACCCGTGCATCTCCACGTCATGGAGACGATCAAGAAGCATGCTGCCGGAATGCGTGAGTTGCATAGGCGCTGGGATGAGTACCATGACATCCCCGCACCGAACGACGACATGAACGGTGGGATGTATGGTAACAGTCCGGATGAGTACTTCCGTGTTCTCACGGGTGAGTATGAACTGGACGACCCGCGTTACTTCAAGACACGGGAAGACACGTACGCAGGACCAGAAGAAGGGACCGAAGAGTGAAGACTGTAACGCCGACCATGCAGAAGCAGCCGACGCAGTACTCGACCATCACGTACCAGATCGTGGATGCGATGTTCGACACGGGCAAGTTCGAGGTGAAGGTCACCACGCCCGGCTACCCGCAGGCGTCCACGACGTGGATGCAGAACCGCCTTGGGGCTGTGCGTCTGTTCGCGACGCGTAACAGTGCCCGCAAGGCGATCACCCGGGCTCGCCGTGTCGCGGCTGGAGTGCCCGGTGCGCTTCACCGCTAGGTTCTTCCACTGGTGGCTGCGGGTCACACGACCCGCAGTCTACCAGCGGTGGCAGCGTGCGATCCGGGGTCGCATCCTGTGTCCAGCCGGGCATCGGTACGACAACCCAAAGTGCGATCTGTTGTGTTGGATCACGTCTATCGCACCGATCGATGCCCCGTGGCCCCACGGCGACGTACTCCCGAAAAGCAAACACGTCGTACACGAATGGAGACTCGATGACATCCCCGCAACTATCCATGTCGATACGGCCTTCGGTGTCGGAACTGTGGAGTCTACTCCCGCACCCGAGTCCGGACCACGTTGTACGGATGTTTGCCCGGAACGAGGGCAAGCGTCTGGGGGACTTCGCACGGAACCCACTGGAGATGGAGCGGTTCATCCGGAGTGCGGAAGCGAAGGCGATGAACGTGTACGTGGCACCGAACCCGACGAAGTCAACCACCGGGAGCCGCCACACTGCTGCTGACGTGACGCACTGGTCCTTCGTCCTGCTTGACATGGACCCGATCGAGCCTGAGCCGGAGCCACTCAAGGCGCTGGAGGAAGCACTCCTCTGGCTGGGCGAGTGGTGTGGTCGGGACTTCAGCAAGCGTCGTCCGATCGTCATCCACAGTGGACGTGGAGCACAGGCATGGATCAGACTGGAAGACATCATCCTCGATGACAAGCAACAGGAAGGGCGGTTCATCGGGATGGCCTATGACGTGATGAAGGGTGAACCGATGGAACACCCGACAGGACTCCTCACACGGAAGAGTGCTCGCAAGACCATGGGGTACTGGCTGAAGCGTGTAGCTGACAAGGTGGGCACGCTCTACGGGTGCCGACTGGACTCGTGTACGTCCGACTTGCCCCGGGTGATGCGCATGCCCGGGACAGTGAACATCAAGACGGGCATCGAGGCCCGAGTCCTTGAGCCCTCGCGAGAGGTGTTCGGGGGGTTCGCTGACCTACTGGTCACCGGGACACCTGAGACCGTCTTCGCCGAGCCCGAGCCCGGGGAGGTTCCGCCGGGGACGCCATGGCAGGCAGTCTTCAAGAAGCTCACCAAGAAGGCACAGGACTACCTGACACAGGGCAGGGAGGCGCCCGGCCGTCACGAGACGGCATGGCACACCGCGACGAAGCTCAAGGAGTGTGGCATCGAGCGTGCGCAGGCGAGGGCCGCGATCGGTTACGCCAACGGCATCCTTGGGCCTGACCACGCCATGACACCCCCCGAACTCGACCACGTCATCGACACGTCGTACGGAAAGGCTTGACAACCCGCGTGTTGTTCGATAGGGTTGTTGTACACCCCAACCAGAAGGAGGTCCCTTGGGACTTCGCATCCTGAAGGACGCCGCTCCTGCAACCAAGGAGCGCATCATCATCTACGGCCGCGCAGGCATCGGGAAATCCCGGCTCGCGCTGTCTGTCCCCCCGTCGTGGGGCAAGATCGCGTACTACTGCGCGGACACCAACTCGGAGACGCTGTCGTCTACCGGGTTCGCCAAGCGTGGGCGCGTGATCCCTGTCATCCCCGAGGGCGACGATCCGACCGTCAACTTCATGCAGTTCTGCATGCAGGACTGGAAGGCGATCGACCCCACCATCGGCGTCCTCATCGTGGACACCTACACCAAGGTGGCCCTCGATACGATCAGCTACGCGGCCAACGCGCAGACCATGGATCGTGAGAAGCACTACGTGATCGGAGACCCGAAGAAGGGCGGTCAGGCGATCCCCAACCGTGGTGACTATCAGGCCATCGAGTCACTGTCGCGCGGGTACCTTGACATGCTCTTCAAGAACCAGCGCAGTATGCACATCATCTTCGTCATGCACGAGGATGTGAAGATCGTGGAGAACGTCCACTCGGTTGGCGGCCCGGCACACCCGGGGCGTGCGATGACCGAGTACATCCCCGCGCAGTTCAACACCGTCATCCGCCTGATCCGCGAGACGATCCTCGTGCCGGGCGATGATGCCCCGTCCGATGTGGTCGTGGCGATCACGGAGAACGATGGAAAGTTCATCAGCAAGATCAGAACGTCGGACGAGACGGGCGTGAACAAACTCGCCAAGGTCTACCTCGACCGCGATCCTTCGAGTTACTGGGTGAAGTACGAAACGGAAGTGAACAAGGCGCCCGAGGCGCAGGAGGTTACCACCAATGGCTGACCAGAACATTCCCACCCCTGACTTCGTTGATGTCTCTGATGGTGCGCAGAAGGCTGCGGCGGCTGCTCTCGATCAGGGCTCACCGTTCGTCGTGCCCGAGGATGCCACGAAGAGCGTCAACAAGAAGAACGGCGACGAGTTCTTCGAGTGGTCTGAGGGTGCTGTGATCGAGGCTGCGTGGCGTGAGGGCGCTGGTGAAGACACCAACAAGATCAACGCCGTTGTGCAGGTCAAGGTCCGTGCTGGCTATCCCAACGAGGAGAAGCGTACGTGGGCGCGTCACACGCTCAACATCCGCCTGCTCCTCGGACAGGGCACGGCCGAAGACTCGGCGATGAAGGCTGCGTTCCCGCACAACCTCGCGGTCAATGCCCTCACCTCCCTGTTCGCGGCGACGGGCTTCACGCCGAAGAACTCGAAGGGCCTGAAGGCCAGTCTGCTCAACACCGTGTTCCCGCCCAAGGGTCCGCTGAACGGTACCGACTCGCCGCTGACTGGCAAGTCCGTGTTCCTGAACCTGAAGGACGCGCCGAACAAGAGTGAGAAGCGCAAGCACGACCGTCGCACGAACGTCGAGAGCTACCTGCCCGACGCGCCTGCGGCTCAGTAAGGAGCCCCATGCCCAGCCCAGCGTACGAGAAGAACAACCCGTTGACTCAGGTGATCCGTCGTGCACAGGAGATCAACGCGGCTGCTGGGATGCCTGCCGGACGAAGCCTCTCGGACCAACCCAACACGGTTGGTCCGGGGACTTCGGTGCGATCGGCGGCCATGAACAATCCCCCGCCTCTGTCCGAGGCTGAGGTCGCAGCGAGGGACGCAGCGGCCCGGCAACTGGGGATCATCCCACCCGACGATGAGGCTGGCCCATACGGGTCCCTCGCGGCGGCTCAGGAAGCCGGGATGCCCGTGGAACAGGAGCGTCGTTCTTCAGCGGGGGAAGGGACACTCGCCCATGAGCAACAAGCTCTCCGTGGAGCGGGGATGTCTTCCCGTCAGACGGCCCGGGAGTTCCTTGCGAGTCGGGGTACTGATGTTGTTACCCCGATCGTGAAGCTCCCTGACTTCCGTAAGATCGAGGGCTTCGACTTCTTCCGCAATGTCCTGTACATCGATGGTCTGGAGTTTGAGATTCCAGCCGAGGATGTGCTTGCCATGAAGCGTTACGCGGTGGACATCGCGCTCGACCATGTGGTCAAGCAACTCGCCGAAGCCCTCATCGTGTTCGGCGTACCACCAGCACTGGCGCAGGCGACGGCAGATTCTGTCAAGGAGAGTGCGGCGAATGCGCAAGCGACCACCGAGGGAAGCGGAACGACTGCGGATGCTGGCACGGAACGCCTCCTTGAAGGGCACCATGAAACGGCTTCGGGAGCACCATCGGATGGAGTCAGCCGAAGCGACTAAGTGGGGACACGTCCTTATGGATGAGGAGACGCGGTGTGCGATCTGTGGGATACCGAACTACGTCCTGCGGAAGTATCAGCGTGACGGCCCGTGGTTCAAGTTCCTCGGACCACGAAAGAGCGGACGACGCCTCCAGCTTGATCACATCACTCCCGGGGTGAATGACGGCCAGTACCGGCCGCTGTGCCCCGGGTGCAACGCGAAGCGCGGTGCGGCTGTGTTCAGCGATGAGGACGTGCTGCTGTGGGTGCGTGACATGTGGAGGTTCATCCTCCCGTTACGCTTCCTGTGGTGGCTCAATAGCACACCCGGTAAGGGAGGTAGGACATGGAGGAGCGACAGGGTAGCGCGACGGTATGCCAAACTTGTGGGGATGCACTCTGGTACAGCGGTGCCACCTCCCACGTCGGAGACGGCTACACCGTCCTCTTCCACGACATCTGCCCCAGATGTCGGGCAGTCCTGATCAAAGCATTCGCGGGTGTCGCCCGAGCTTGGAGTAACGAGCACGGCACCGCAAAGGAAAGGTTCTTCGAGGCTCTAACAGACCGACTCAGAGAGAACGGATTCGATCCCGTTGAACCTTTCCGCCCGCGTCCTTCAGGAGGCCAGCATGGCAACAGCCCGAGGTAGAGTGGACGCACCGATCCTCGTCACCATGATCTCCGAGCCCAGCGAGGGCATGGAGGCATGGTTCTGGAAGGTCGTACAGGACGAGTGCAAGATACAGAAGACAGACGTGCGCATCGTGTTCCTCATCGATGAGGCCCCCGCCAACTCTGGTGGGCGACCCTCGAAGGCACAGGTCAGGGCGGCGTGGCCCCGGTTCTCACAGGAAGTGCGGGAGTCGAAGCCCAAGGCTGTGCTCGCCATGCAAGGCGACACCCTCTTCCCTCTGACCGGCATCACACAGACCATCCTTGACGCGCGTGGCTACGTGCTCGACAAGGACTTCTTCCACGCTGTCCCAGACGAGCAGTGGGAGCAGATCGGTGAGTACAAGAACAAGAGCAACGGCCACCAGAAGGGTGACCCGAAGTACGGCTGGGTGAAGCGTGCGATCCCCGGTGGGCTCCTCGGTCCTGACTTCGGGGGCAAGGTGATCCCTACCTTCGGCCTCGATCACATCCGGCTGGAGCAGTTCTGCGTCAAGCCCGCCTTCAAAGAGGATGTCAAGCGTTGTGGTCGTGCTGCTAACGATGGTCTCTACATGCTGGACGATCGGCTGGAACGCGATGGCTTCTTCACGGACTTCACCAAGAAGCGGTTCGGCCGGGACCTCGTTGAGCACAGTGTCGGTGCACTCACCAATGTCGAGTGGGGCGACTTGATCGCTGTGGACATCGAGACGCACGGTGTGGACAACGAGGTGATCGACCTCGTGAGCTTCAGCGATGGCAAGACGACTGCTGTGCTGGAGTGGAGCAGTGACGCCCGTGGCTACATGGACTACCTGTTCTCCCTCCCCGGGAGGTACTATGCTGTTCATAACAGCCCCTTTGACATCCCTCGTCTTAGAGGGAATGGCGTTCAGATTTCTGACGACGTACTCAAACACCGACTCGTTGATACGATGTTCGGTGCAGTTGTCCTTCAACCTGATCTCCATAAGTCCCTTGCCCGTGCAATCACTGTCTACCACGACCTGAAGCCATGGAAGGGCTCGCGCGGTTCGATGTGGTCTGAGTTGAGCAAGAAGGACCCAGTGTTCTACTCGGCCAAAGACGCCTTCGTCACCGCGTGGCTGGCGATCAGCATCATAAAGGTCATGAAGGAACTCGGCTGCTGGAACCTGTTCATGGGTGAAGGCGGACATCCCGGCCCCGGCGTCTGTGCTACGATCCCGGAACTGTCGCAGATGAACCGCGACGGGATGAAGACCGACCGTGAGTTCGCGGAGGTGTTCGTCAAGCGGCTGGAGAAGAAGGAACGGAAGCTCGAACAGATATGGGGCAAGCACTTCCCGGGGACGAACCCCGCCTCGAACCCGCAGCTTCAGGACCTGATGTACGGGCTCTGGGGTCTGCCGATTCAGCGGACCAAGTCGAAGGAAGCAGGGGCGACGACGAACGAACTTGCCCTCGTGCGGCTCCAGCATTACGTCGGCAGCGACTACGCCCGGACGAACCAGCCCGGGGCGTGGACTGAAGACAGCCGGTGTACTCCACGCTTCTTCGATCTCGTGCTGCGCCTGCGAGGGTGCAGCAAGCTGATCTCCACATACGTTCAGCCCGTGGCGATGAATGAGACGTTGTGGATTCACCCGTCGTACATGCCAGTGTCGAAGGACGAAGAGCACGTCAAGAAGGACACGGGCCTCGGGCTGGAGACGGCCAAGGGCACGACGTGCACTGGGCGACTCGCGACCTACGGACCGAACATCCAGAATCAGCCGAAGAAGGTGCGTAAGCTGTACGTACCTGACACGTTCGACATGACGTTCATTCAGGCCGACTACAAGTCTGCCGAGTTGTACGTGATGGCCTACATGGCTGATGACGATCGGCTTCTCGCGGACTTGCGGTCAGGAGACATGCACTCGCGCAACGCGGTGCGGTTCAACACGACACGTAAGACGGCGAAGAACATCACCTACGCCGGTCAGTACCTCGCGGGTGCAGCCAAGGTCAGTGAGATGCTGCTGGAACAGGAGCACCAGTATGTACCGGTGGAGGAATGTAAGCGAATCCTCAGTGAGCTTGCGAAGTACTACTACAAGACTCACGCCTACAAGATGCACCTCGTTCAGATGTGCGAGTCCAAGAAGCACATCAAGAACGCCTTCGGACGCATCCGGTTCTTCCATGCCGGTAACGCTCCAGCGGCTGTGGACTTTATACCGCAGTCAACAGTTGCTGATGTTCTCTGGTGTGTCTTGGCCCGCGTGGCACAGATGGCTCGATCGTTTGGCGGGCGAATGACCACGACGGTGCACGACTCGATCCTGATTCAGGTGCCCTCGGCGCGTGTTGCCGAGGCTGCGGCCGAGATGAAGGCGATCATGGAGACGCGGTTCGACATTGTGAAGCCCGGGTTCTACATTCCGGTCGAGGTGGAGATGGCGGCTCCCGGGAAGTCGTGGGGCCACGTTGAGCCGTACGCGATGGCGGCCTGATGGGTCTCCGGAAGAAATACGTGGCACCTCCGAGTCGGCTGTACGCTCCACTCGGAGGTATCTTCGGGACATTCTGGTTAGACGACGTGAAAAAGATCAGCTTCAATCGTGAACCAGTGCTCATCGATCTGGCCCATCAGCCTCAGTACAACCTGTGGCGGGGACACTTCGCTGAACGATTCACTACGTACAAGGAGCCAATCATGGGTGACGTGACAAGAGCACAGCAGGACCCGAAGCCGGGAAAGACTTCAGTGACGGACCTCGTCATGATCGACATCGTGGACCGCCGTGCACAGGGCGTCGAGAAGTACGGCATGGAACTGAAGACTGACAATGGGCGTGATGCACTCGTGGACGCCTATCAGGAGGCGCTCGATCTCGTGATGTACCTGCGTCAGGCGATCGAGGAGCGGAAGGAACGGGAAGTCAAGCGGAAGGAAGCGATCGTCTCTGCTCAGATGAAGGACGTGCCGTTGGAGCAGTTGGACTTGTTCGTGGGGGAGATCAGTCCGATCTACCGGGTCTCGAAGGTGGACCCTCCACTCAAGGGTGACTACACGCGGCCCGGCCGTTTCATCCCGGTCCGTGAGTTCATTCCCACACCGGACCCGCATCCTACGGTGGATGAGACGATCCTCGAAGAGGCCCAGCGGCTCGTGCACGGGAACCGTGGTGATGACTACGGTCATCCGATCTTCGACATGACGCGCTCTGCGGACATGCTGACTGCCCTTCTGCGGGACAAGCTCCGCGTGGGTGTTCGGCTCGAAGCGGAAGACATCGGGCAGTGCATGGTTGCGGTGAAGCAGTCGCGTCACCGGAACAAGCCGAAACGGGACAACCTCACCGACACGGCCGGGTACGCCGAGACCTTGAACATGATCAAGGAGTGGCGCGAGGCGAATCCCGGGGTGGACCCCCGTGACCGCTTCTAACACCTGTCAGTCCTGCAAGCAGCATGAAGCCCAACTCGGGGGCCGCTGTGTCTCGTGTTACGTGCGTCGTAAGGCGGGACGGATCGCTGTCCCCCAGCAGGCGCCCACCTACCTTCGCTCGCGCAAGTGGTGGCAGACACACGAAGACGCGTTCATAGCGGCCCTCTCCGGGAGGGCGTTGGCGATCAAGGCGGGGCTCGAACCCGGGCCTGCTGAAGACCTGATCGAGAAGTTCTACCATGGGAAGTACACACCGTTCCGCATGCCGTACGCCAGCCGATGGGCTGACAAGGTGGTCATGCGGATGATCCGTGAGGCTGATGCCCTCGCGAGAGGAGAGCAAGATGACGAATCAGCAACTGACGATCGCAGCCCGTCTGACGGGTGAGCGGTGGGAAGCCGCCCTCGTGGCAGATGGTAAGTTCCAGAAGGCGTTCGTGGGCGAGCGTGGCGAGACTCTCGGTCAGGTGGTCGGCACTGTGCTGACGGCCCTGCTCGCAGTCCAGCGCAACGAGGGCACCGAGTTGGGGATCAGCCTCTCGATCAACGAGCCTGATAGTGAATGACCTGAAGGACGACCTCATGCGTGACGAGGGTGTGCGATTCGTCGCATACCTCGACACGACAGGGAACTGGACGATCGGCTGTGGTCACAACCTCGGCCAAGGGACGGTTCCCCGTATGAGCCTCATCACTCACGACGAGATGACGGCCTTGCTGGAGTACGACATCATGCTCGCAGAGATGCGGTGTGAGACGTACTTCCCGAAGTGGTCTGAACTCAACAGTGTGCGGCGGGATGCGCTGATCAACATGGCGTTCAACCTCGGGAACAGAATCGGGGCGTTCACGCACATGATCGATGACATCAACCGCGCCACCGACACGAACAGCGATCACGACTGGCTTCTGGCCGGTGGTGAGATGCGCAGTAGCCTCTGGGCGAAACAGGTCGGCGATCGTGCTGTGCGGTTGCAGCAGATGATCGAGACGGGAGCGAGACGATGAGAATCGGTCTGGACATCGATGGAGTTATGTACAAGTGGGATAAGACGGCCCGCTACATGCTCCGTGAAGTGCTGCCCAACAGTCCCTACAAGGATACCCTCCATGGGGTCTCGACGTACTGGAACTGGATTCCCGACCAGATCGCACCGGAACACTGGAAGTGGCTCTGGGACGAGGGCGTGAAACTTGGACTCTTCCGGTACGGACACCTGTATCCCGGCACGATCCAAGCTGTGCGTCGGTTGGCCGAACTTGGTGATGTGGTTCTCATCACACACCGCCCGAAGGCATCGGTCGGGGACACACTCGCGTGGCTCAGTCTGCTCAACCTGCCCATCGCTGGTCTGCACCTGTTGACGAACTCGGAGCCGAAGTCTCTGGTGCTGCCACAGTGTGACATCTACCTCGATGACAAGCCTGAGAACATCACCGACCTGCACAACAACACGAAGGGACTTGCTGTCCTGCGACGCCAACCGTGGAATCAGCACTACATCACGAGGGCCGTTGTCGAGGACTGGTCTCAGTTCGTTGCTGAGGTTGAACACCTCAAAGCCACGCAGGGGCACTGATGGGTTCGATCCGCTATGGGACCAAAGGTCTGAACCCTGATGGATCACTCCACGAGTTCACGTCTTTTCAGGATGACATGGGGAAGACCACGCACTACTTCGACGGTGATGAGTACCTCATCATGATTACACGGAAGTTGAATGGGGAAGACGTTCTCCCCCTTCTCGAAGCCGCGAGAGTGAGGGCCGATGAGCAAGGTCAAACGTAACTGGTGGACACCAGAGGTTCGGTTCGCCAAGGTCCACCGGGACCTGCGAGCGAACTACGACATGAACCTCAAGAAGGCGCAGGAGAAATACGATGACGATCTCCGAGATGCTCAACTCGCCTACGAGAAGAAGCTGGTCGCGGTGCAGATGGCCTTCACCCGTGAGCGTGACAATCTGGCCGAGCGTTGTGCGAAGGTTGCTTCCGAGATCGCGCGCATCCGACTGGAGTATGGGCCTACACAGTACGGTGGACGGTTTCAACTATGGGTGTCGTTCGAGGAAACCATGATCCGGCAGATCAGGGACATCAAGGAATACGGTCCCCTGATCATCGAGATGCTCTGTGCGAAGATCAAGAGAGAGTTCAACACGATCGACTTCGCTCGCATCCGCCCCATCATGCCTTCATGGTCTGAGCGACACGACATGCCCCGCTTCACGCTGTTCTCTGACCCTGACAAGCTGCCGGAGGTGAAACCTTGACGAACCGCAAGCTGATCGTATGGGATACCGAGACTGGTGGTCTCGACCCGAACAAGCAGTCCATCCTGACGCTGGGGGTCGTGGCGTGGCAGGATGGCTCGATCGCCGATGAGATGCTGTTGGAGATCGCCGAGCCTGAGATCATCGCCGAAGAGCGTGCTTTGAAGATCAACGGGATCAGCGTCGCACACCTCGCGACCGTTGGTGACACTCCCCTCGCGGCGGTCATGAAGATCAAGAACTTCCTCCTGAAGAATGGCTTCTTCAAGACGGTCTACGTGGCCGGTCACAACGTCCCGTTCGACGTGGGTTTCATCAAGCGGCTGTACACGCTGGCTGGTGAGGACTATGACAAGACGTTCAGTTACCGTGTGCTCGACACGATGACCCTAGCCCTCGCGCTCGATCAGGTGGGGCGGTTGCCGGGTCTCCGCAGCACTGGGCTCGATGGATTGTGCTCACGCTTCGGCATCAACATCCGTGGTAGTGCAGCCCGACACAATGCGCTCGAAGACGCGAGGGCGACAGCGAAGCTGCTGACGAAGTTGCTGGACATGGTGCGTGATCCGCACATCGTGCCAGCCGTGAGTCCCGGGTCATTCCCGGGTGAGGGGACCAACGGGTAGGGAAGGTAGGATTAGCCCGCTGCCGAAGGTAGTAGCCCGAGGTGGCCCCAGCAAGGGGCCGAAAGCCGGAGGTGAACGCTAGGTGAGACGCGAACTCTGAGAACTTCCCACCCGCCCCAAAGTGTGGGGGTGGTGACAGCAACCGTGCAGGCATGACCGGCCTCCGGAAATCGGTCCAACGCCACCCCCTAAAATGTAGTAGGTAGAGGTGTGGGTTCGAGTCCCACCACTGGGGCTATCCAGTGACATCGGACGCGCCAGTGTAGTGTTTCCCCAGCAGTTGCTGGGGTAATAACGGATAGCACACTACCTCAAAACAAAAAGCCCGGCCCCCAGTGATGGGAGTCGGGCTTTCGTTGTTTCTAGTGGTTGCCTTGCGCGTTGTTGAGCTTCTCGACCGTTCGCATACCGCCGAGGCCGAGCATACCGATGAGGATCGTCATCAGTCCCTCAGTGGGAATGGCTGGCACCACAACCGGGTGACCAGCAAGGGCTGCACCCCACGAGAGCAGCGGGGCGAAGCACATGACTGCGAAGCCGAAGACGCAGACCCACCCTACGGCGGGACGCCAGCCAGCCACGAACAGGTTCGGGTTGGCCGCCTCGATCTCGTTGATGTGCGACTGTGCGGCGATGACCGCGAGGTCACCGTTCTGCTGCATCTCCAACAGCTTCTGCGTGGCCGCTGCCTTGGCCTGCGGGTCGGGGATCAGCTTGTCGATGAGGGCCTTGCCCACATCGAGCAGGGAACTCAGTGGATCGAAGCCCATTTACTCCTCCTTCTTGAGCAGGTGATCGACCAACCTGTCGATCTTCCCGTCCATCTTGTCGATTGTCGTCCCGAGACTTTCGAGACGGACTTCAACTACGTCAAGCCGTCCCTTGTTCCCGAACGTCTGCCGAGTCACCATCGCAACCCACGCGACCACACCACTAGCGACCGTGCCGATGACACCATTGATCCAACTGTTCCCATTACTTTGCAGGCTCATCGAGCCCCCCTGT